AGTATTGATACACATATTATCATTGGTAACCACGACACATACTATAAGAATACAAACGAAGTAAATGCCTTACAAAACCTAGAAATCAATAAAGGTGCTAAAGTATATACAAAAACAACAGAGGTTGAATTTGATGGTTTAAATATATTATTCATACCTTGGATTTGTGATGACAATGAGGTAGAGAGTGCTAAAACTATAGAGAATAGTACCTCACCTATTGCAATGGGTCACTTAGAAGTCAAAGGTTTTGAGATGCATAATGGCCACTTCAATGACCATGGCCAAGAGAAATCTATGTTTAAAAGATTTGAGAAAGTATTATCAGGACACTTTCATAAAAAGTCAGATGATGGCCAAATTTACTATCTAGGTACACAGTATGAAATGACATGGTCAGACTATAATTGTCCTAAAGGTTTTCATATCTTTGATACTGAGACAAGAGAAATATCAAGAATAGAAAATCCTAACAAGATGTTTAAGAAAATTATCTATAATGATAAAGATACTAATTATGATGAGTTTGATATTAAACAGTATGATAAATGTTTTGTAAAACTTTATATATCTAATAGAACTGATACAGATATGTTTGAAAGATTAATGGACAAACTATATAATCAAATCAACATACATGCAATAGATGTAATCGAAGACCCTACGGATATCGGTGCTTCAGTAAGAGAAGATATACTTGAACAAGGTGAAGATACATTGACATTTTTAGGCAACTATATTGACCAAACAGATATTAAAATAGATAAACAAAAACTAAAACAGTTTGCAAAAGAATTATATATGGAAGCTAGTGAATGAGAGAATGTGGAGATTGTACTTTATGTTGTAAACTACCTGCCATCAAAGACTTCAAAGATGGTTATAAATGGTGTGAAAACTGTAATATAGGTAAAGGTTGTAATATATACGAAACAAGACCTAAACCTTGTATTGATTTTGATTGTATGTGGAAAGATGAAAGAACAAACGAAGAATTAAAACCAAATAAGGTTGGTTTTTTTATAGCTGATGAAGGCGACCCTAAAAACTTAACACTATATACCGAAGAATATAAACTAAAAAGTATTGTACCTCATTTAAAAAGAAACCAGTTTTTTAATAGAAAAGATGAGTGTATGGGATTTGTTATTAGATATAACAATAATCCAAATGATGTGGCATATTATAATTATGAAATGGATCCAGAATGGATTTCTTTTCACAAGAGAGACTTTATACAATGATTTTATTTAAAAAAATATCTTATAAGAACTTCTTATCAACAGGTAATCAACCAATAGAGATTAACTTAGATATGTCGCAAACTACATTGGTTGTAGGCACTAATGGTACTGGTAAGTCAACATTACTAGATGCATTATGTTTTGTATTATTTAACAAACCATTTAGAATTATTAAAAAAGAACAAATGGTCAATACTATTAACAATGGTGATTGTGTGGTAGAATGTCACTTTGATGTAGGTACTAAAAATTATATTGTTAGAAGAGGTATCAAACCTAATTTATTTGAAATATTTTGTAATGGCAAACTTATTAATCAAGACGCAAACAATATAGATTATCAAAAGTATCTTGAAACAAATATAATGAAACTGAATTACAGGTCATTTATTCAGGTGGTTTTATTAGGTTCATCCTCATATGAACCGTTTATGAAGATGAAGCCAAGATATAGAAGAGAAGTTGTAGAAGAAATACTTGACATTAGAGTTTTTGGTCTTATGGACCTAATTTTGCGTTCCCAACAGAGTGATTTACAAAAAAAGTTGACGGAGGTTCGCCACCAATGCGAACTAATAAAGACTAAGTATGAAACTGAAGCAAAATATCTAAAGACTCTGGAAGATAAAGGAACAGACAACCAGAGGGTACAACAAAATAAACTAGTAGAAAATGATAAAAATAGACTAGATTATGAAACAAAATTACAAGAACTGAATGAACAGATAGCAGTTAGTCAAAATGAACTAAAAGGTCAAGATAATACTTTACAAAAGTTAAAAGAGTTAGAAAAATACGAAACTAAGATAGAGCAAAACTTAGATACTCACAAAAAGACTTTAGGTTTTTTTAAAGAAAATGATACATGTCCTGTATGCACACAATCTATAGACACTAATTTCAAGGAAGAACAAATGCAATCACGAAACCACTACAATTTCCAAACTAGAGTCAGGTCTTCAGCAGCTCGTAGAAGAAATCTCCACACAAGAACAAAAAGTGACAGGTTTCAATCAAGTATCAAACAATATAAACAACATGAATGTAGAGATAGCCAAAGTTGCGAGCAGTCTATCAGCCTTAAAAAAACACAGTGACCAGATACAACAAGATATATCCACAGCAAGTCAAAGAGACAGTGATGTTGAAGGTATCAAACAATCACTATCAGATATGTCAGCTGAACTAGGTGTTGCAGACGCCAATCTAACAGATGTACAAGAAGAAAAAGACTATGTTGACGTATTAAGAGAGATACTTAATGACAAAGGTGCAAAAGCAAACATCATTCGTAAATATGTACCTATTATGAATCAACTTATTAACAAGTATTTACAGGCAATGGATTTCTATATCTCATTTAATTTAGATGAAGAGTTTAATGAAACAGTAAAGAGTAGATTTAGAGATACCTTTAACTATAATAACTTTAGTGAGGGTGAAAAGATGAGAATTGACCTTGCCTTATTGTTTACTTGGAGAGATATTGCAAGAATGAAGAATAGTACAAATACTAATCTATTAATATTAGATGAGATATTTGATTCATCACTAGACGGCCAAGGTACAGATGACTTCTTTAAGATTATCAAAACACTAGAAAAAGAAAACATCTTTATTATATCTCACAAAGGCGATATACTATTTGATAAATTTACAAACATTATAAAGTTTGAGAAGCATCAAAACTTTACACAGTTAGGAACAATATGAAAGAACTAAAATTAATACCACCAAATGACCCTAGAGTGCAATCAGCGATAGCACCATTTACAGATGACATGTTAAAAGAACATGACTTCAAAGATAGACAAGAATTAACTGAAGCAATGTTTTTAGTTATGAAAAAATTTGGCGGTATTGGTCTGACTTGTAATCAAGTTGGTCTTCCTTTCAATATGTTTGTAGCAGGTGGCCATCAAGGCATAGAAAAAGGCATGTCTATAGCAATGTTTAATCCTATGATAGTATCTACAAGTGAAGAAAAGGTACGAATGAAAGAAGGTTGTTTAACTTATCCTTTCTTATTCATAGATATAGAGAGACCTCGAAAGTGTGTTATGAAATATGAAGACGCTGAGGGTAAACTACAAGAAGCTCACTTAGACGGAATGATGAGTCGAATCTGTCAACATGAATATGACCATACAATTGGTAGAAACTTTACAGAGGGTGTATCTAAGTTAAAAATGGATATGGCCAAGAAGAAAGCAATAAAAGAACTAGATAGACTTAAAAAATATAACAAAGTCAATAAAGTATTAGAAAAGAACCAAGCTTGACATTTTCAATTAGATAGAGTATTATATGTATTATGAGTTATTCGTGGAACAAAGACATGTCTATAGACGACCAATGGCAAAGTTGGCAAGACAATACAGACTTATCTAAAGTACCAAACATAGATACTGATAAATTAAAAGAAACAATCATAAAAGATTTGACCTTTGTATCGGCTATGACGGTACAAGAGTACACACTTTACCAAAAATTTCAAGAGGTAAAGTTTAGATATCCTACAGTAGAAACAAATAGTTTCTTTGATGATAAGCCTGCTATGTTGAGACCTGAACAGGCAACAGTCATACAAGAAGTAAAGAATAACTTTTGGTTACCTGAAGACCCCGAAGAATATTTAAATCTAAAACCAGAATTAGTCTGGACAGATGGTGCTGAAATACAATCACATACAAATGCCAAAGGCAGTGAGATATGGAATGCATTAAGAACATTTTTATCTACCATGAAAAACAATAGTAACATTGGTAGAAATTTAAACTTCTTAGTTAGAGATAAAGTAACACAGAAATATCTTGGTGTTATCTGTATGTCCTCAGACTTCTTAGACCTTACACCTAGAGATGAATATATTGGTTGGGATAGAGAAGCTAAAACTCAAAGAATGATTAATCACACTTGCATTGGTAGTACAATTGTACCTATTCAACCACTTGGTTACAACCTGGTTGGTGGGAAACTACTAGCCTTATTATGTTTGAGTGATACTGTAGAGAAAACATGGGAACACCAATACAAAGACAAGTTAGTAGGTGTTACAACTACAAGTTTATATGGTAAAACTAAAGTAATACCATTATCACAATATGATAGATTAAAAAACTGGAAGAAAATGGGCTGGACTGCTGGCTCAGTTTCATATGAACCTGAGAAAACAACTAATACCATGATACAACAATGGTTAATGAAGAACCACACATATAAATTCTTTGAATGGTATGTTGCAAAGAAACCTAGTGGTCAACCTCACAAGAGAGACCATAGAAATAGAAGTAGAGCATTTACATATAGTAAACTAGGAATTGACAAGAAGTTACAAAAGTCTGAACATGCTAGAGGTATATACTTTGGTGAACTATATGAGAATACTAATCAATTTTTAAGAGAAGAAATCAAAGAAGACAAACTAGTAAGAAAATTTGATAATTCTACAGAAGCATTAACAGAATTATGGAAGACCAAATATGCTAAGAAAAGGTTGGCTAGTCTAAAGAAACAAGACAGAGTGTCAACAGAAACACATTTCTATGATGATATCATATATCTATCATGGGAAGAAACTAAACAGAAATATTTACCACAGGTAGGGAGATAATACCATGAATGGACAATTAGAATTAGATTTAGGTGCTCAAAGTAACGAGTCTAATAAATACAAAAAAGTAAGTGACCTGGACATGTATCAAAAGGTCGCTTTAACA